CATTTTGTTAGTATCACGATTATTCTTGATTACTGATCCACCTGGAACATACATTAATTCTGGTCCTTCTTCCCCGACCATATGCCATCCAGCAACCGCGCTATTTGTACCAGTTGCATAGCCTTTGTAAGCTCCACCGCTCATCATTGACTTAATACCCGGTACATTAAATACATCACCATAGCGAGCCTTAATGTAGTTAATGGATGCAATCGCATTGGAAACAGGATCTAAAATGTTACTAAATCCTTTCATTGCATATTGTTGAAATGTTGGAATAATCGTTTGCATTAATCCAAACGTACCACCATATTTTTGGTTAGAATCCCAATGGTTTTCAGCCAAAGGATTTCCACCACTTTCATGCTGTGCAATTGTAGATAATGGACCCAACCAACTAGAAGGAACTCCAGTTAATTGCATCGCTTGCTGAAGCCATCCCGCAACGTTACCACTTGCACCGCCAGAGAAAGCACCGCTTAGGAATCCTTTGATTTTATCGACTGTGTTCATAACACCGCCACCAAAGTCTTTAAATACAGCTTTTCCTAGGTCTAATAGGTTTCCGTTTGTCAATCCGTTAACTAAACCATCCAAGATATGACCGCCCATTTGTGTAAATACTTTTGACGGACTTGCGATGCCTAGCGTTTTCTTGAATTTATCAACTAACGTTGTTGCTAATCCCCCTATTGCATCCTCAATTGCATGTACTCCTGATTTTAAGCCCTGGACGATTCCAGAAGGAATATTTTTAGCAGCATCTATTATTTTGTCGAAATTCGTCTTTGCTGTATCTACGAATCTTGCAAACCAAGTTCCCGCATCATCAACAAATAATCTTAATCCACCTGTAATAGTAGACCAACCGCCAGAAAATAACTCTTTTAGCATCCCAAAAAATCCACCTATGCCTTTTAAGAGTTTTCCAATAAACATTAATTGGATTACGTTCCAAATGACTTCTAAGGCACCGCCTAGAATATCCTTTATTCCCGCCCATAGGGTTTTCCAGTTTAGCGTGAAAATGCCTGTAAAAATTAAAAGAAGCCCTTCAAGAATTTTTATCGCCCCATCCACAACACCTTTTATGTTGTCCCATACAGATTGAATGATAAAAAGTAGGACAGGAGCTAACGCGCGAAATATCGCAGCTAAAACAGCCCAAAAATTCTTGACTGCTTCGGAAATTTGCCCGCCGTATTGATCCCAAAACTTTTTTATCTGTCCAAACTCTGAACCTATGAAATTGACAATATCGGATAAAATCGGCATAACAATGGATTTAATCGTATTGAACATGGACATAAATGAATTAGCCATGCTGTTTTTTCCCGAAAATGCATTTTGTACAAATGCTATATAATCATTAATAAAATTCGAAATAACCGTTTTAATCCCTACGACAATATTTGTTATTTCGACAACTAGCTTAGGTGGTAATCCCATTTTTGTTAATAAATCAATTCCTTGGATATTATCACCTTTTATGAAATCGAATAGCGCTTGTATACCCATTTTTGCTTTATCCATAATAGGACCAATTTGAGCTATTCCATTTTTAAAGGAAGAAGCAAATCCCAAAATCACATTGGTAGCAGTTTTACCAAATGTAGAATCCATCGTTTGCAGGAAACCTTGCATATCTCCGCGTCCTAGTGAAACAAAGGCATTCATTACATCTAATGTTTTGGTTAAGCCATCATGTAGCACATTGAATAACGGTTTAGCAAGAATTCCACTAAGGATTGAGAAGTCATCTTTCAAAGTGGACATCATACCATTCCATGTTGCACTTTGTTTATCTGCTGATCCTTTAACTGTATTAGCAATGTTGTTGAATGCTTTATCGTAAATATCACTTGTGATTTTACCTTCAGAAGCCATTTTACGAACACCAGCCACATTTGTTCCTAATTCTGCCGCAATCGCCTTGAAGATTGGTATACCCTGATTTTGTAGAATATCCAAATCCGCAGTATAAGCTACTTGTGCCTGATCAACTTGTGACATCTGCCGAACAAGTTCTTTAGCATTATCTGCCGTAATATTAAATGCACCAGAAACGTCAGCAATTCTCGTTAATTGGTCGAATAATTTTTGTCCACTATATCCGGCATTATTCAGATATTTGGCCATGGCATCCACGCCTTCGGTATCGAATTGCGTTTTTGCTGCAAATGTTGCAATATCTTGAATCATCTGTTTTGCTTTTTGCGTGGAGCCTAATAATGTTGTCCATGCTACCTGTGACGACTCTTGCATAGCATTATAAGCAACACCAGTTTTAGCAATATAACCACTCATAGCTACTAACGCTGCTCCTGCCGCTGCCACCGCTGCCGCTGTGACTTTTCCTACAGTGCCTAGTGTAGAACCTATCGAGCGATTGGCACCTTCTACTTGCCCTTGTATTTGTTGTAGTCCGCGTGTGAGTTGCGAGCCATCAAACCCCGCACGCACCATTAAGTTACTTACCGCACCCGCCAAATCATTCACCTGCCTTTATCACTGTGCCGTCAAGCGCACTGTTTAATTGCATGACTTTCTGTAACATCTCTTCGGCAGTCATTTCTTTTGATTCTTTCTTTTTGCCAAGTAATTCATTTAAAGTAGGCAGTTTTTCAACTCTGTGGAAATATTCTCCCATCCACACGAGAGTTAATCTTTCCTCTTGGTCGAATTTCTGTTTTTCTTCGAATATCTCAGCATGAATATTTAACTCATACGGGGTCATTTCGTTGTACTCATTTATAGATAAACCCATACGGATAGCAGATTTCAATGATTCTTCCCAATAATTATCAAGAAAATCATCTTCTTCCTTGCTATCCGCAGTTAGTTTTTTCCTTCACCTTTAGCAGTACCGAAAGCTTTTTCAAATGACTCGTTTAACTTTTCCATGATTTCTTTGAAAGTTTCAGCCTGATCCAATAAATCTTCCATATCCTCAAGCTTTAGAGTTTCACCATGCTCTTTGGCATCGGACAATAAGCCACAATAAAGTACTTTCTCCAGGTCCTCAAGTTGAAAATTGGACATATCCATTTTTGAGATATCCATATCAGTTAGTGCAGTTAGCTTTTTCAAAGCCTTATGTCCATATCGTAGGAATCTTGGTCTATCCAAATTGATAAAAACTAAATCATTCTTCTTCATATTTGCCTCCTCAAATTAAAAAAGGCTAAGGAATCCCCTAGCCTTCAAGTTTTAATCATTAGGTCCCAGCGACAAGAGTTGGCGCTCCAGATACTTTCAAAGTAGCATCAAAAGTAATTGTTGCATCAACAGCAGCTCCTGTTTTAAAGCCCGTTACAACCGCATCAAATGTCCAACTAGCACCTGCTGTACCGCCAACAGCAGGAGGGAATTGGATGGTATAGTTAGTTTTAGTTCCGGCTTGTAAATCCGTTAATAATTGATCGTGTGAGGAATAGTCAAAAAATCCGCTGATACTCACATCGTCTACCTCTTTGAAACCATTGATAAATTCCTTATATCCACCAGCAGTATCTAATGAAGTTACGTCAATCGTGTTGGCCTTAATAGAAAGACCCTCGATTTTTGTTAAGAAACCAACGGCAGTGCCGCTTGTCTTTTTGATCGTTGTGCCTTGAGCACTAATAGGTCCTGGAGTAGCAGTCATTTAATAAACCCCCTTATATTCTTACTCTTATACTTATAACACAGAGATATTGGAATAATTGGTCAATGTATTGTTCTGTTACCCTTTCATAGGTAACATCTTGAATCCATACACCATCCACACCGCCAATAATTCTGTCTTGAAATGAAATAACTTTTGAAATGACTTGTCGAGTGATATCTTTCAATCCTGCATAGCTGTCATTTAAAATATGAAGTTCGCAGTCTACTTCTTTAGATCCGCGATATCCTTCTAAATACTTTTCTTGAATTCCTTCGCTTGATACATAGACAAGGTAAGGTGTTTTAACTCCCTCGATAGCAGTCAGAGGAAATACTTTATTAGCAAGATTGGTTATGCTATTAAGTTCATTCTTTAAAGCTTCTTCAAAGTTCATTAAAATCACCTCGCCTGTGAAAGAATCTTGTCTATTTCGGTCTTAGCCACATCGACTATTTTTTGTTCTACCATGTTACCCGTTTGTTCAGCACTATTTTTCATGTACAGCGAACCAACATGATAACCACCGTTATGATAATGCCATCCGTATTCCTGTGAAGCTGGGTAATAGGAACGGTTTCCATATTTGGAGATTTTAACAAGTTTTTGATTATAAGCCCGGTCAAAAGTAATCTCATATACTTTCTTCCCTGGATTACTCGCCTTTTCACCGACCAGCTTCAACGATGCTTTTAACCATCCATCATAAACAGGAGCATCGGCTTTAGTTGCCGTTAAATCAATCTGAGCGCCTTGTCTGGCTGCTTTAGTTGCTACCTTCTGTGGAACTTTACCAAGTTGGTCAATAAGTTGTTTGAGTTCATTAAAGCCCTCTATTTCCACACCGCTCATTTGACCAACTCCTTGCAATACATCTGCAATTCGATGTTTCTCTCTTGGTAGTTAGCAACAGAGGTAATCATTAAATATCTACCATTAAGGACTATCCTCATGTCAGGTGTAATTCCTGGTACATACCGAATATGAACTCTATGTGTTATTTCTGCATTGATTTCGTTTGCTTTAAAAAACTCGCTCCCACTCAAAGGGAATACACCAGCACGAACATTAACAACATCTGTCCAATCCTCAGTAGTAGAACCATAAGTGTCCTCTCCGAATTGTCTTTGCTGTATAGTGACAGGAACACGATATTTACCTGCATTAATCCGATATTTACTCATAGGTAATTCACCGAATGAGAATCCAATATCTGCTTAATGACAAAGTTAAGCTTGGTATTATCGACCACAAAAGCACGATTATCATACATTTCATTCGATAGGACCATTAAAGCAATGGTTAAATCCTCATGGTCATCAACACTGTCGGTGATATTGTTTGCAGGATCATCGATAAGTGGTAAACCTGTATAAGTAACAATAAACTGCTTACATGCTTCCAAGATGGTGATAAACAGATTGTCATCTTCATCATGGTAGATGTTCGCATATTGTTTTATATCGCTAATGGAGACATCACTTATTTTCATTGTCTTTCACACCCTTTTTCGGGGCTGTTTTGGCTTCTGAAATCAATCCAATCAACCCATTTTCAACCCAATTTTCAAAGGTATAGGTATCAAGTTCAATGCCATATTCCACCCCTTTTTCAAAGGTTCCAAAAGCTGAATGGAAAGACTCTTTCGCTTTGAATTTCATTTAATCACCCCTTTAAAAAAGGAAAAGGGATGGAAAAACCACCCCTCATTCATTACTTACCAACGTATACAGCGACTTTTTGTGGTTCAACGATGGCTGAGTCACACTCAACTACTGCAACCACACCAACAGCGTATTGATCTGCAAAGCGCTCGTTAAGAACTTGCATTTGAACACCTTGAGTTAATTTAAGGTGAAGTCCTGAGAAGTCACCATAGAAAATTTCTTTAGCACTAACGCCCATAACTGGCATTTGGTCAGATACATACACAGGTTTACCAAGCAAGCTAAATGGTGCATCCTGAGATAATGTGTTACCCATGATTAGCATGTTATTTCCGGCACCAGCAGTTAACCCTTGGATGTAAGAAAGAGTTGTTGGGTGCATGATCCATGCGCAATTTCCTTGATAAACTTGAGGTACTTTCACTTGTAGGTTGATTAACTCTTGTGGAGTAATAACCATAGTTGTTGCACCTGTAAGTGATTGAGTAGCATTAGCAAGGCCGCCAAGTTTAGTTGCACCTGATCCAACAGAAGAGTTTGCATTGTTTAATAGTTCTTTTTCTAAGAAATACGCAATTGCTTTTGCAATTTCATTAACGATGAAAGGAACAACATCCACATCAGTTCGGTTAATAAGAGACTTAGAAATCAATGCAAGTGATGCAACGATTGTATTTCCAAGTTTAATTGAACCAAAGTTTGCAGATTGAGCTGTCATAGATGCAAGTTCAGTGTAATATCCAGCTGGCACATGTTGAGTGTAATCATAAGAAGGAATGATTAGATCCCCAGATACATCCCAAATAGTAGCCTTAGAAAGAATTGGTGACATGTTTTTAACAGTGTCAATGATACGGTTAGCAATTGTTAAAGGGATAACTACACCTTGGCCACTTGCAGACAATGCCCGAGTATCAACACCTTTGATGAAATCAACAAATGCGCGCTCTTCTTTAGTGATTACTTCTGCACGAACTTCTTCAGCAGAACGAGTTTCTGGAGCTTTGATTTCTTTCTTTTCAAGTCCGCGTACTTCTTCTTCAAGTTTGATAGACTCGTCAATTTTGCGAATCTCTTCTTTAAGATCAGCAACCTTTTTCAATTCAGCATCATCAAAAGCACGCTTTTCTTCTTTTGCTTTATTTAGGATGCCGTCAAGCTCGTCGAGCATAGAATTTCTTTTTTCTAATAGTTCTTTCATTCAAAGAACCCCCTTTATTTTTTAACTAATAAGTAGTTTCCTAAATCGATAATTGCAGCATTGTCATAATTAGAAACAACTCCATCATTGTCTGGATCATTTTGACCTGTAATGTCGATATCGTTATCTCCATCATTGTCCGGGTCCATAGTGTCCATCATGTAACGAGTTTCTGCCATGACTTCTTCACCGTTCCTAGCTTCTATGCTTGTAGCAACATAAGCAGGGGTAACGGATAAAATTGAAACTTCAAGTAAATCCATATCAGATACATAACGTCTTGAAATGTCTCCTTGTTCTTCCCATCTGTCCTCTCGTGCAATGAATCCAAAGGACCATCCACGCAATTCATTGTTTTTAGCCTTTTCTACCACTTCTTGATCGGTGACGGTACAAATTGCACGTAAACCGATATTGTCCTCAAAAAGTGTCAAATTCCTTTCGGCAGTGGAACCAAGTTTCCTGTTTTCATTGTGGTTAAAAAGTAAATCCACATTGTTGGTCTTGTCCAAAGCTTTTTGGAATGTTCTAGGCTCAATTTGTTCAATGAATTTACCTTTAACAGAAGGTAAAACCCTGGAATCTCTCGAAACGACATTTACATATCCGTCAAGTTTTACCGAATCATTTCTGATTTCCACTTTCATCTTGTTTCTCACCACCTTCCTTCGATGGTGCATCGTTATTTCCTGTCACTGGACTCTCGCCTATGACAGGTGCTGGATCTACAGGTTGTTCACCCATTTTCATGAGTTTATTAGTGTTAGGAGTGTAAATCTCCTTCGTATCAGGACTGTAAAGCACATCTTGTAAGCCAAGTTTGATATAGTCGAAGCCTAAAGGTTCAACATTCTCTTTTGCTCGGATTTCATCCACTTGGAATATGCCATTTTTCACAGCAAGGTCATAAGCTTGGAAACGTTTGAGAATATCGCCTTTTACAAGTTCGTTAGCATCAAACGCAAAATAAAAAGACCCCTTTTCCTTCTCAAGAAGTAGGTCTTTGTTTAAAGCAGCTTCAAAAGCTTTTAAAATTGGCAATATTGCAAGCTTAACGAACGTTTCATAAAGTCCATCCATATTAGTGACTTTACCGTCCAGCATTTCTGTAGGAACATTAAGCATTCTTGCAATAGCATCATCATTAGTAACCTTATTTTGGTTAATCTGCATTTCCACAGAACTGTTATTCGCTTCTTGGAATTCCAAGCCATTATTCAGCACTACAACATTCTCTGCATTGTTGGCATATAGATTATTCCAGGCTTGTTTTAGCTCTGTAATTGCATCTTTTGATAATCGTCCAGGTGATTTTAAGAAGCCTTTCTTATTACCACCTGTTCTTACCAACATATCCTCGAAAATCATAGTGTTATAAGCCACAGAAAGTACCTTATTAGCCTCTTCGAGTATTCCTAGACCTGTAACACCATCTCGCGTTTTCCGCGTTAATTTAACCATTTGATAGTCTTTGTAAGTCTGGCCATAAATAATAAATTCATAGCTTTTGAAAATAGGGTCAGGATTTAATAAAGCAACCCCAACTTGTGGATTAGATACATAGTTTAGTGATTTTACATCGTTACGTTGCCGATTAATGAACATGTACCCGGCACCATAGACAATATAGTCATCTACAATGGCTTTCTTCATCTGGAATCCATCGAGCAAGTCACCTGTGGTCGTATTTAACATTTGAACCCTCGGATCATCGTCCATACTCGTGATTTTCTGTCCATCTCGTTTATATAACTTAATCGGAAGGCTAGCCACCGTATTTGAAATGAGATTGACACCAGCGTTTAAGGCCGGAATACTCATCGCTTGTTCTTTTGTAATCGTGGATGCATCATAACTGGAACTTAGCAAGATATCCTCTAATGACATATCCCTATTTTCTTTAGGTGCTGCTTTCTTTCTATTCCACCATGCCATTTTCTCACCTCCTCTCTGCTAAAAGACCATTGCTCCCCAATCGCTATCGGGATTGAAAATGACATCTTGCTGCAATAGATAAATAGCATTGATTAAACTAACTACCATATCCACCTTGCCATTGGATTTTTTCTTGTTTACATAAAGGTTTTTGTTATTGTCCTCCACAGCACGAG